CATACGAAGAGCACTGGCTTCTTCTTCAGCAGCAATTTTAGATTGTATATCTGATAACATTGGCATGGCTGTTTCCTTAATAAATCATATTAACATCGTCAAAGCCGGTAGAAGATCCCCAACCACCGCTGGAAGATTGCCAGCTATTAGCCTGTGGCGAGGTATATCCTTGGGACATAGTAGGTGCGTAAGTGCTACTAAACATACCAGAGATCTGGTTCTGGAAATTTTGATTATTAAGCATTCTACTAAATGCATTGCTAGCACCATAAGCACCTGCTGCTTGTGTTGCAGCTAATTGTTGAGCACCCTGAGCACGTAGTTGAGCACCGGCTGTAGCTGCACTAGATAGGGAACCACCAATACCACGACCAAGATTTGCGTACTGAAGAGGTACATCAAGGAACTGCAGGGCCTGTCCATAGTCTGCCTGTTCACGACCAAGTGCAGTATCAATTAGTCCTTGTCCTGTAGTCAGTGCTTGATTGAATAAACCAAGATTAGCTTCTTCTTGTGCTTGAAAATAAGCACGTGCTAGAGGATTACCTTGTCCGCCTACGGAAAGCCCACGAGTTCCCTGAGAACCTAGGCGGTTTTCTAGGGCAAGCCAATCACGTTGTCTTTGTGGGGCTAGACCAGCAAGTTGTTGCTCATAAATTTTTTGTTGCAGACCAAAAGGATCGGCAGCATATTGCTGGAAGAATGGAGATCCTGTCCACATACCGGCACGACCTAAGGTAGTACCATAAGCAGCTTGTAATTCAGGAGATAATGTTAATGCAGCAGCTTTTCCTTCTTCATCGAAGACAGAACCACCACCTGCACCAGTAACATCCCAAGGTAAGGATTGTTCATATGCAAGTTGTGCTGCACGATCTTGTGCTGCCGCTGAAGTTTTAGCTGCTGATTTAGCAGCACTGCCAGAAATCATTGCACCACCTACTGTACCTACTACAGCGGCGGTTACTGGATCATAATGAACAGAGGTATCTGGAGTACCGATAGGAACATCTACCAGTGCTGCATTTTTAATCTGCCCACGAGTCGGCATAAATCTATCGGCTGTATACATACCAATCACCTTCTTTCCTAAATCCCAATCGGGTTAAAAAATCCATCCCTAGATGGTTGTCTTCTGTTGTACGGCTAATTGCAGACCCATATTCATCTACAATTGGTTCAATAAATTCTCGGAAGATTCTTCGGGAGTACCATTTTCTATGATGCTCAGGTTCAATGCCAACATGAACTTCATTTTCTTTTGACATTAAACAACCAATCGTCTTTCCGTCTTTCTCTACTCCAACTAACCTATAATCTTTAAATGCTTCTTCAGCTTGTTCTTGTGTAATTTCTATTCTATGACTTATGCTTTTAATTAAACTATTTAATGCTTCTTCTCTTTTATTATTTAATTTGTACATTAAGCAGTACGCTTCCACATATACACAGTAATGTACGGCTGCAGGTTAGCGTTGGTACCCGAGGAACCTTCAGTACTAATTGTGTGTGTATGGTCTCCAACAGAGTTGATACTTACTGCAGTAGAAGGACTTCCTCCAGATATAATACCCGGATTACCATCCGTACTTGTTCCTAAAGTAAGGCTTGAACTAAAACTATGGGTATGTGAACCAGCATTTCCTATTGTATGCGTATGGCTTACAACAATCGCATCCTTGGAACCACCAGTTTCTTCTGCAGTATCAAAGTTACTGTCACTGGCATCAAACCCTACAGGCACACGACCAGCACCAAAAGCAGTCCAAGTACCAAAGCCAAGGAGACTTGAAGGGTTATTGCTATTAGTGGCATTAATGTAGATAGAGCCTACAGGATAAACTAAGGCAAGAATATCAGTAGACTCTGCCTTAGAGTTAATGGCAGTACGGACTGCTTCAAACTCAGTCTGAAAGTCAGCACCTGAGATTACCTTTAGTGGATCAGAATCAGATAGTGAATCTTTACCTGACCACGAAATTTGAATATTATAATTACTCATCTAAGTTTCCCTTGTTTAGCCTGTAGTGCTATGCTTTGTAGGCTGGCCTTGTATCCATAGATACCTGATTTCATTTCAATCTGTATTACCTTGCCAGTTCTTGACAGAGGTAACTTATATTCTGTAGGATTATAACTTGGTGCAAACTTAGCAGCACCATAGAGACTACCCGAGGCTCCCCAGAGGTAAGGAGTACCGGTACCCGTGGGTCTCAGGGTAAAACTCTGAGTAGTTCCTTCCACATTATAATCTCGATACCACGTAAAATCAATGGTCATATCCTTACCACCCACGATAACCCCATAGAACTCCTTAAGGATCTTGGTAACACTTGCATTAGAACCAGACTGAGAAAAATCTAGCCAAGTGGTACGGAAACTACCTGTGTAGGAAACATTGGTAGTACTCCAGCATTCGGAGTTGGTGGATTCCCATGTGTGTCCAGCAGCTTCACAGGCTACTTGAGTACCATAGGTAGCTGTTACATCGGTCTTAATCTGGTCATAGTAGTTTTGATACTTGGCAATATGGGCATTATTATCATTCATACCCATCCACATGGTACCATCTACGGTGGACAGCAATGCTCTTGGACATTCACCGGTATCAAATACAAACTTAGAGATTCTAGGGGTACTATCTGGATTAATAATAGTAAAGTCCATATAGTAGATTACATTCTTTTCAGGGAATGCCAGCATATAGAAACCACCACACAGGCAATAGGCTGCCTTACATTTCTGCATATCGGCAGTGGTAATGTTCAGTGCCAGTTCATCACGGATATTCTTGGAGAAGTTCCGTAGTGGCATCTTACCGTCCGAAGTAACGGTACGTGCCAGTGACCGAACACCAGTGTTACTTAGGAATACAATGTCATCACCAAGGTGTGCCACTGAATCACGGGCCTTGAGACCAATACCCCCAATCAATTCATCCAGAACTAATTCATTAGGATCGTAGGGGTTATTGTAAATGGCAATATTCTGAGTACCGAAGATCACCAGCTTACCCATGAAGGCAGAGATGCCCATGATATAGTCATTACCCCAGACAGTCTTAAGGTCAATCTGTCCAGAAGCACCGGTATTCCACTTATCTCCCTGCAGGGTATCGGAGTAGTAGACTACATTTGGATTTTCGGTCATGCCTCCAACCCACACACGACCATATTCACCTAATGCACAGTTGGGATCAAACGTAGTAATACCGGATGGAGGATTGTAACTACCCAGATCAACAAGGTCAGTCCAATCAGAGCCAGAATAGTACACAGGAGTATGTCCATTCTGGAAGCCATACAACTTTTCATTGAAGTTTACCCATTGCCAATGCCCTGCTGTGATAGTTTGAGGAGTACCTGTACGTGTTTGTGCATCAAGGGTATAGGGGCTATTGGCTGTATTAATTAAATAAATGTCCCCATCCGTACCACAGAACAGTTTAGTGGTACCGTTGGAGGCACGGTATTCACAGATACTTTGAACAACTTCACCTGAAATACTGGTAGTTACCTGCTGAATACCCTTACGGCTAGAGATACGGCCCTGTTCATCAAGGATAATATTATCTGCCTTAGATAACCATTGAGGTGGAAGTGCAGCAGGATTAGCCTGAGAGTTCAGGCCAAAGATACCGAGATCATTTAGGACTAATGGATTTAATTGTTCAGCAGGCATAGAAATCAATCTCACCTACAGTACGGCCAGCATCAATCTGAATGGCATCCGATAAAGCATTCTGATATTGACCAAATACCATATCACTCATGGAACCACCGTCCTCACCACGTTCTGCAATAGCCCTTGCCCATGCACCAAGGATTACAGGCATATGAGGTACTTTGAGATTATCCAGTGCAGCATCAAAGTCACCTTGTGGGGTTACTGTACGGAAAGTAATGTTATATGCAGCATCCGGTACAGGTTCAAACTCTACGGTCAGTTCACCGGTACCTGAATCAATACCAGTTACTGAGTAGTAGTGTGGGATAGTTTTCTGTACACTTGACGCAGGATATTTAGTAAACTGCAGATAAGGATCTGACATTTCTTGGAGTACGGTTCCATTGGACTGTTCCTGTGCCATTAGAATACGAGTACGGTTAGTAGTGCCCGTTAAAGTATATGACTGTGTATCTGCTACAGTAGTGATTGTAGGATTAGAACGAAGGATGCTCCAGTTCCAAGCATCTTCTACTTCACGTTTAGCTTCATTGACTAGATCACCAATAAGTTTCTGGTAATCGGACACAGTGGTTGCAGACGGAAGCGTACCACTCCAGTTACCAGTGATACTGGACTCACGGAGGCGGCGTAGGACTGCATTAATTAGGTCTACATAGATCATTTCTTTTTCCCGAAGATGAGGGTAAACAAGTCAATTATACCACGGTAGATCTCTTGAGGAGAAGGCAATAACCAACCCATGATCATTAAGATCCAGACCCAAGCGGGCACTTCTTCATTAACAATTTGAGTACCAAACACTTTATTAGCAGTGTCTGCGGAAGTAATTTGTGCATTGTCTCCAGCCCTCAGATTCTCTTGATTTACTACAGCCTGTTGTGTATTTTCTTTC